TCGCATCCACTTGATTCGTCAGCGTTATCACAATTCTGTTGACGTGATATACGAGACATAAATTTGAGCCATTCGTTATCAACAATATCCGACATTTATGCGTTTATGGACCTGATCTATAGTATCTTACGTAATGAATATAGTTTATTTCAATTCTATGTAATAATAAATATAAAATACTTATTGGTTGGTTCTTTTCTTGATTTTGATAGTGCGTTTGGATGTTGTGGAAACACCCGTAGAGACCGCTGCTTGGTGTGTCTGGTTATTGGATGTAAAATAATCGCGGAATTTGAGTATAAAATAATGGATGATATATTCGGTGCGTATATGATGTAAATGAATGATGTGTTCGATGCTATGAAGTATGTCGGTAGTGACAAACTCATGAGTTCGATGTCGCACAATATAATATAAGAATTGTTTAATAATCGATCTGGGGTCCATGTAATATGTCGAACTAATCTCTCGAAAGTAGGAAATAATAAGTGAAACGTCGTCGTCGTCGTCGTGGTCGCGGTCGCCATGCGTCGTCGTCGTGATCGTCCGTATCATCTGTTTTTGAAATAAATGAATAAGGTGATCCCATACATCATGCGTGATGACGTGTAGATTTTGTAGGTCATCTTGATTTGTCTGAATATAGTTAATCATACTTCGAATATCGGAATGAAATTGCTTTTGTATTGCGATCAAGTTTTCGTCGGACAGTTTAAGTTGTTCATTATCGCGTATCTTACATAAAAACGCGAATATATCTGCCTGAGGCAACTGATTAAATCGCATCCGAACAAATTCGGTTTGTAGAGATTCATCGATTCGTGAGACATAGTTACATATAAGACAGAACCGAACATTATTATCGGTATAACTCGTAAGTAAATATCGAAGCGCGATTTGTGCGTTTGTAGTCATATAATCAACCTCATCCAAGATGACAAACTTAATTCCGTTACCAAACATCGATTTTGTGCTTACAAAATTATTGATTTGATTCCGAATAATGTCGATACCGCGTTCATCAGACGCGTTTAAATGAATCATTAAACCGCGATTCTGCATATTTAGTTTGGTTTGATATGCTGTTACGAGATTAATGATTGTGGTAGTTTTGCCGGTGCCAGGCGGACCATAAAATAAAAGATTTGGAAAATAATTTGTTTTTAGGATATTGGAGAGAATCATGCGATTCATCGGCTCTAAAACAATATCCTCAAAACAGGATGGTCGATACTTTTCAACCCACGGCATCGAATCATTCACTAGATGCGTGGTGGAGGTGGTAGATCTTTCTGTTGTGTGAATATTGACGGATGACATTTTGATTATATTATGTTTATGTTGAGTTATATTTATGTAATGTAATGGAATGGAATGGAATCATGGAATAAGAATCAAAATATCAGAGAATTGAAATATAAAATGCGTAATTATGGTTATATACAAGTATACAATTATATCATAAATCATACCCCTAATTTCTATGGCGTCGTCACCACATGGATATCTAGAACTGATTCTTGGTTCTATGTTTTCTGGAAAAACATCATATTTATTAGAGGTATATAAGAAATGTATGTTTTGTAATATTCCTGTAGCGGTGATCAACTATGCCGCGGACAATCGTTACACGAGCGATGCGATGCTTTCAACGCACGATAAGCAAATGATACCATGTATTCTAGCGTCTACAATCAGAGAGGCTCTTACGAATCACTTGGAAACAATAGAAAAGGCAGATACTATTCTCATTAATGAGGGCCAGTTCTTTCCAGACATCGAAGAAGAAGTAAAACAACTGGTTGAGTTCTCGAATAAACGCGTTTATATTTGCGGTCTGGACGGTGATTTCGAGAGAAAACCGCTAGGATCACTCTTACAACTGGTTCCGTTTAGCGACAACATCATAAAATTAAAATCGCTTTGTAGTTTGTGTCGTGATGGAACGCCGGGTGTATTTAGTTTCAGAACTACGAATGAGAAAAATCAAGTAGTGATCGGATCATCAAATTACATACCTTTGTGTCGAAAGTGTTATCAGGGAGAGACAAAAAAGAGGGAGGTCGTGTCGCAGCGACATTCGGATGAATAAAAGAAGGTCGTTCGCTAATATAGTTAGATGTATTTCTCTTTAAGTTCTTTTTATCTAATTATGCCCAAAAGGGTATAAATATAATTTATGGTAATTCATATAATTCGACCGCTACATTCGCCTTCATGCCAACGTTTTCATTCCCGTCATCGACCGTTGCTGTGGGTGCTGTGGGTGCTACCACGAAAAAAAAAGCGAAGATGATAGTGCCAAAAGAAGACGTTGATTCACATACCGCGACGCCCACGAAGCCCGCGACACCGGAAAAGAACACGCATGACACAGAAGAATACGCAATTCAGAGTGAACCCACATTTCCGGATGTAGTGATATTGAAGCAAACTGATAAAAATTATATCGTAAAACATAATCATTATTCGCTACCACATGTTAAAGAGAAAGCTGCCGGCGATGAAAACCCTATGTCTACGAATGGGTTACAATCTAACTATTCAACGGACCTTGTATCACCAAACCAGATATACAAAGGACAAATCAATAAAAAACGCGGTAGAAAACCCAAAGCTGGTATTCTCTTAAATTCTACTACCGGAATGTATGACACAACGGAAGTCCCAAATATTATACTACATCTGAAGTGCCATTTATCAGACCTGAAATCAAATGACTCGATCTCGAATTTCGATTATACACCGTCCATAAATGAAGTAGAATCTTATAATTTATCGACGAATATGTTGAAGTCGAGTGAACTATCTCATTCATATCATTCAGATACGAATAATGACAACGGTGATGATGAAAATGTTAATGATAATGATCATAATGATCATATGATTCAGAATAATATATACCCACAGCGTGATATGAATACTACGGTTATTGTGCCGGCGTGTCTAGGACCGTCATCCGCATCTGGACCGGCGGCGGGACCGTCATCGGCGATACCTGTAAAAAAAAATGCTAACGAAGCCAATATTCATGTAATAAATGAACGACATCACAAAGAAGTAATGAAAAAAATTAACAGATTAAAATATTCATTTCATAACGGCGAGACGATACAAATGAAACTCAATCATAAATGCGCTTGTTTTTGGGATACATGCGAATTTGATGGTCCCATTTATTACACGCCGATTATGATTGTAAATGGCGTATTTCATGTGAGCGGTTGTTATTGTTCCCCCGAATGTGCTCTTGCTTCTATACTTAAAGAGCAAATGGATACGTCTACCAAATTTGAACGCATTCACTTACTCCATTTATTATACGGCACTTCGAAAACCACCGGATTTAAACCAGCACCAAACCCGAACTATCTACTGGATAAATATTATGGAAATTTAACAATAGAGGAGTATCGCTCGTTACTGAAAGGACCTCAACTGATTCATGTTGTCAATAAACCGTTGACGCATATTCTTCCGGAATTGTATGAAGATAACAACGACTTTCTTGTAAACAGTAAGGTGATACCTACGAATACACTTAAGTTGAAGAAACGATACAAGACTACGTTGGTTCAAAATAGTGCTACCGCGGATTGAATATAATATTCTACTACTTCTATTATATATAGAGAATCATTATCTATAGGATGTATATAACTATACATTCTATATATTATGGCATATACACCTGATAAGAAGGAGGAACAGGATAATATTGTATTGTATATCAAGAAAACAAAAAACGCGAGTTATCCTACGAAATATGGATTAGAGTTTCAGTGTGTAGAACTAATACGCCGTTTTTTTACGATACACAAAGATTTGACCTTCCCCGATGTTGTCGATGCTACTGATTTATTTACAAGAATTACTGAATTTTCGCATACGTCGAGGAAGCCTGTGGCGGCGGTCCCATTACAAACGCACTCATTCCCATACAAATATTCTGCGACATATTATTTACGACCAGGGAGTATCATATTTTGGAAATACAAGAAACCGGATTATCCGTATGGTCATGTTGCCATGATATGGAAAAATGACCCGACAACGAATGAAACATATATTGTTCAACAAAATTTGAACCCGCCGATCAAACGGTTGAATACCGTGCTGCTATTTTCAAAAATGAATCGCGCAGATAGTAAATACGCGGGTGTCAAATTACTTCCACATGAATATTTAACCGGTATTCAAAATTTAGATTGTATTGTTCATCGATTATAATTTCGCCGCACCCATACCCGCCGCCGCCGCCGCAGCCGGCTCCACGGCTTCCGCTTCCGCTTCCGCTTTTTTTCTCTCGAGCACTTGATTATATATCTTTGTCATTTCTTGACGACGATAGTATTGTTCAGCTGACTTATCCATAAAATTTCGTATTTCAGAAAATCGCATCTGATTTGTGCTAGGAGCATGAGTGGTAGAAGTCGGTGACGCAGCAGCAGCAGAACCTCCTCGCATATATTCTCGAATCACACGCTTTATATCATAATTCGTATGCTCTAAAGCAGTTTTTACTTGTTCTTCTGTCATTTCGGTTTGTGACATAATCACACGTGTCATCGTATCTATGACCGCAGGAGACGGAACCGGTGCCGAAACTGGTGTTTGTTCAGACATATTATACTAATACACTTATTTGATACTTTATATACTTTACAGAAAATTAGAATTTGAATACGATGAAAATTGAAATAAACATATTAGAATATAAAGAATATAGCACAGTCAAACTTAAATGACCGAACCTGTTTATTCGTCTTCGTCTTCGTCGTCCAATAATGCCGGCATGACAATCGATATTCGTCCGATGATCGAGGATGTCTCACAGGTGATGACAAAACATATTACCAGTATATTATCAGGCGTGATCGGGGAATATACCGTATACAAAGAAACACATGATACAATTATGGGATTACCATGTGTTCGCAAATTACAACAACGAATCAACGAATTGGAGAATCGTCCGTATGAAAATAGAGGAGGGGGGGGTGATGCTGCGTCGTATTCTTCGTCTCGTGGCTGCGGAGCATCGCGTGAAGATGAAATCAAACAACTTCAAAACGCGATAGTTGAACTCAATCGTTATATTGTTGCGTTGGAATCAAAAACAGATATGAAATCGGTATCTTCGTCATCACTACCACAAAATGACGAAGAGTCGATTCGGTTAGAAGTTCATGAAGATGACTCTTCGCCAGTCGATAATCATCATGATGACGCATCTACCCGTTTCCTTCCTTCATCAAATAGTAAGAATGTCATCGTATCTTCTACTTCTTCACTATCAAATGAAGACAACGATCAAGCGACCGAAACAACAGAAGACCTAGCCGGACCCGATGAGGAAGCCGAGACAGAGGAGGCCGAGGAAGAAGAGGCCGAGGAAGCTCAGGAGGAAGCCGAGGAAGAGGAAGCAGAGGCCGATGAGGCCGATGAGGCCGATGAGGCCGATGAGGCAGAAGAACCCGAAGAGGCCGAGGAAGCCGATGAAGAAGCAGAGGCCGATGAGGCAGAAGAACCCGAAGAGGCCGAAGAAGCCGAGGCAGAGGAAGCCGAGGCAGAGGAAGCCGAGGCAGAGGAAGCCGAGGCAGAGGAAGCCGAGGCAGAGGAAGAGGAGGCCGAGATCGAAGTATCTGAAGTCAAAATCAAAGGAAAGACCTATTTTACAACTGATCCACAAAATGGAATCATCTATGCTTGCGTCAACGACGATGTTGGCGATGAAGTTGGCGTTTTCAAGAATGGCGTTGCCGTTTTCAATAAAGGAAAGAAGTGAACAAATTGGATAGATAATATAATCTGACTGTAATATATATTATTTTTCATTCGATTCATTCCATTTCATTCCATTTCATTCCATTTCATTATGCTTGAGAGAATATGCTCACCCGCATTATTGTATTTAGCCTTTTCGATGATTCAAATCGTTATTGATTTGTTTCAAGGCGATTATCATATATCATTATTGAAATTTATTATAATGTTTATTTTCACAGCAATTCTCAATATTCTGTGTTTGAATGGTTACACTAAACTCGTGTGGTTTATTGTGATTATTCCGATTATTTTACTTACTTACATTAGCAGCGTTCTTTTTTATGTTTTTGGTATAAACCCCAATAAATCTAGTGTTCATGTCAAGAAACCCGTGAAGCAACAACAGCCGTCGCCGACCTCGCCGACCTCGCCGTCCTCGCCGCCATCACCACCGCCACCCCCTCCGAAATAACAACATAAAAAGATTTTGCTGTCATTATACATAGAGATCCAAATTTGTTATCAAATGACCTGTATTCACAATACCAGAAGTAGTAAATACATTTGTTCTAATTTTCAAAAATATCCATCATTCATACCAACATCAACGTCGTCATCACAAATGACGATTCAACAAAAACCGATTTCTGATATGGAAATATATTTCGCGTATTTCTCGGTGTATATCATTTTTCCTCTATTATATAATATGCTTGTGTGTGGAGATAAATCGGTGATAATGGTACTATGGCGTTATATTACATCAGGTGTCTTTGATACGGTTTCATACATCAAAGAACTAGCTACCGATCTTTTTTATACAGCATTACGCACATTCGGACGATACTCATTTAGCACATATACGGTTGTCAAGGATGGACGTGAAATATATACATCATCGTCTATGTTTTATTATTATAAGAGTGATGAGGTGTCAGTTTATCGGATCGATCAAGCAAAGTATAATGTGTGTAAGTGGATTGATCAACAGTGTAAGTTGTATTTGAAACTACATGGGGAAGAACCCGAAGTGAACGCGGCACGAAACGATATTTACGATTTTATCCTTCATAAGGTAGATCGACAACCATATACTCGTATTCATAGAGGTGATTTTACCGGACGAACCCATACACTTATTACTGAGCACTACCGTCCTTATCGCAAATCATACCAGTTTGCGCCTGAGGCAGAACTTACTGTTTATGCGAATGGCACGTCGGTTGAGCCGCCTCTGGTATCGACCGAGACTACTATTGTTCATGATCATGAACACGATGATGCCGCTCACAGTTGTTTTCAGCCACAAGTTTTCAAATTAAACTTGAAGACGCCGCGTCATTTTTTTCTTGAAAAGAACGAGATTTTAGACACCGTATTTTTGAAATGGTTGCTTTATAATGAATTCGGTCGTGACGGTATTGCGAAATATCTTCACTCGCCATTTTACAATTATAAGCTTACGCTGTATTATAATGAATGTATGAAGGACTATTTTAAGGAAGATAATAAGACGGTAGCGGAAACGGAGAATCAAGAACCACGTATTACCAACACACAACCTACCCGTTTCCCAGCGTATGTGTTGGACCATACACAGTCGGTGATTATCGGACATACTTATGTTGTTAAGATTGATTCACTATTAAGATGCCCTGTATTTGAATCAAATGAAAAGCAAGTATTTGATATTGATGGTGTGTTGTCGTCTTATTATGACAACTCCGATACTGAGTGTGATGATGATGGTGACGCAGACGCAGGCACAGATAGCGATAGCGATAGCGATAGCGATAGCGACACCGACACCGACACCGACAGTGATACCGAAACCGCGACCGCGACCGCGACCACGACCACGACCGACCCCGAAACCAAAACCGTGACATCTACTCAATATGATGAGGCTGAATTTGAAGTAATTCAATAACAAAGAACATAAAGAGTATAAAAAAAAATTGATAGTATAATATACGGTGTGTATTATCCCATCCACATCAATTTACGGAATTTCTTCGACGATATGACTGAACCAACCGACGCATTTCATAAATTATCTCATCGTTGGACATTATGGGCACATCTTCCTCACGACACAAATTGGTCTGCTTCAAGTTATAAGAAAATATACGAATTTGACACGGCGGAACAAGCAATCGCTATATTCGAAGTTTTGCCACCCAAACTCGTCATGAATTGTATGTTGTTTCTCATGCGGACAGGAATTGTCCCGATGTGGGAAGACGCACAGAACCGAAACGGCGGTTGCTTTTCATATAAAGTTGTGAATAAAGAGGTAAATAGCGCATGGAAACAACTGTCATACGTTACGGTAGGTGAAACAATATCAACCAATTTGAATGTGGTTCCGATCGTAAATGGAATCACGATCTCACCGAAGAAGAATTTCTGTATCATCAAAATATGGATGGCGAATTGTAATTTTCAGAATGCGGGGATTATTCGCGAACTGGAAGGAATTACAGCACACGGGTGTTTGTTTAAGAAACATACACCTGAATACTAAGATGCTCACTCACTACATCGCTCCGTCCGCAGAGTTGACCCGCGATTTCGTTCGCTCGCGCTTCGCCGCTCAAGTCTGGGTGGGTGGTGGTGTGGTGGTGTGGTGGTGTAAATAATAATACTACTCTTCAGCCTTATTATTTTATTCAATACGTCGGCGGGATCGTCGTCGTCACGACCAATCCACCTCAATATATGTATGTCGCGTTACTGTAAATCCGTTCATTTGTTCGCGTTCTTCAACATTTATTTTACTATCTGGGAAATAATTTCGTAGATATTCAATCACATCCATATGAACCCGACTTTTGTGATGGATTTGAACCGCGACTCGATACGTCGCAAGTTGTTGTTGTTCATCTAATCGAAACGCATATTTTGTATGTTGGTCATTATTCCCTTTTTCGATTTCATCGCATATCGTGTCTCGAATTTGAGTAGCCAATTTCATAATTATATTATTATATCTATATTCTCGCAGTGCTTCTTTTGTTAGTAGCAAACGATGTGCACACACTGACGAAGACATCACCTAGCACAGACCTAGCGACAGACCGACAGAAACCCGAATTTTATATAATATAGAACATCTGTTTTTTATATTATATTCCATGAATGCCGCGGATAAGGAGAAATTACGAGCTTGGCAACGGCGATAAGCATAACTTAATCGTCCCCAACGACGCGACATAATACTTCACCACCAGTGGCATATCATTATCCAAATACATCTCGATTTGGTTACACAAGTTCGTACATTTGATGAAATACCCGAGGTTTTTTAGTGAGAACTCCCCCTGAATAATCTTCCCCGCGTCCTTCTTATGAAGAAACTCCATACTTCCATCCGACTCTACACGCCGCACCTCAGCCGTCGCAAATTGTCCTGAGCAGCGAAATATCAGCTCATTCCCCACAGATTTAATCTC